TTAATTTAAATACGCTATATGCTCTATAACAATAAACCCAAACAGCGCCGCCATAGTAGTAATCAACAGCGCCTTTTTCATCATTAAGTAAATCTCATGGTCGCTCACTACTGGCCTCTCTCATAGCCAGCAAAAAGCTCAGAGTCTATTCCAGCGCAGACATTGTATTGATCCTGGATTAACTCGCGCAGGTTGGACTCAAGATACAAGTATACAGAGTCACGATACCAGCGATCAAAGTCAGCAGGCGGTAATATCATAAACTCATTAGCAAAGTAATCAGTAGCCTCAGAGAACATCCAGTCATCCATGAAATCTTGCAGGTGTACGTTAACACTGCTGGTGCGCTGCTTGAGGTCAGACTTTATGTCATCGCTAATCATACGGCTAAAGGCCCCATCGTCATCAGAGTACAGCGCCTGAAGAGCTGACCTAGTATTGACTAGCACTGAAGGAAAGATGTCAGAGTGCCATGTAAAGCGGTGATTTAACCAAGCCAATGCAATAGCATCTTTATGCTCATCAGTTAGGTCAATCAAGTCACCGTCCCAGGCCGGGTTAAACGCTATAGCGTTATCAACAAATTCTTCAATAAAATCGTACATTAGCATACCCCTAGATTAATACAGTCGTTAAAAGCCATGTTGCTTGCAGTCACATACAGGATAAACACTGCCAGTGCTGCTAATAAATAACGTTTATTTACACTCATCATGCTACCCCTTTAATTAAATGCCCCCGAAAGGGCGGTAAGTTTAGTGAGCGCCTGAATATCTGCGCTTCATTTCAGTTTCCATTTCTGCTAACTCTTTTTCTACAAACTCTTTTGCTTCTGACGGGTATCTCACGCCTTGCTCTATTGCCCACAAAACATTTTCACGGTTTGCGATAGCATGGATAATGGCAATATCTGATGATTGGTTAAAATTAGTCATTTTGTAGCCCCTGTTTCATTGAATGTGGGCCTATTATATCCTTTTCCTTGACACTGTAAAGCATTATTTTACAAATAAATAAGATTAATTATAAGAGACTGGTTCATAGGTGTCGTTAGCGGTCATCTTCTTATGCTCTTCCCGGTAGTGCTTGGCGATCTCAGCCCTTAATAGCTTATTGGTAGGCATTAAGATGTTCCACTTTTCCCTAAGCAAATCCAAGTGACCCTGGCCCAACTTAGATTCTAGCCAGGCGGTAAAGTCCAAGGGGTTAGCTGTAAATGTCAGGTGGCAGTAATGGCATAGGCATAAAGCGTTGTCCATTGACCACCTAACTGACTTAGCTGCCCGGCCAAATATGTGAGCGCATTCCATCCTGCCATCACTTTTGCCGCAGTGCTGGCAATTAAACTTAGCCTTTAGTCTGACTACATCACTAAACCACTTATCTGCTGCATCGCGCTTAATGGCCATATTCTTCTTTTTCCAAAGTTTCAATCAGCTTATCTAAGTACCAACGGCACTTCTGTAAGTCCTGTATCGGGTTTTCCTTTGCCTCATACCTCCATAGGTATTTTTGGCAGTTGCCTTTTAGGTAACCATGAAACGCATAGGAAGCCATAGATTCTTCTATTGCGTCAATACACTCGATGCCACCGCTTGCATAATGATCTGGGCTGTTAACCGGGTCAGACTCTTCAACATCAAAATCATTTTCTGTAACAATGTTAAACAATTGGTCGATAATTCGATCAAACTGAGGATCATCAATTTCAATTGCTTTGCCTTCAGTATCTATTGCTGGGTGTTCTTTACGCAATTTCGCCCAGGCTTTTTGATTGTCTCTTGGCTTTATCATTACTCTTCTCCTTCAAATTCCATGATTTTAATTTCACTTGGATTGTTAAGGTTACATACAGAACACAGACCATACCCACAATTATCAGACCCAAGCCAATATTCCAAACTGTTACCGCATTCGCAAAACTGCTTTTTAGCAGACACGCTGCCCTGTCGTAATTCAATGACGTCACCCATATCACACCTCTACTTTGATTTTAACTCTTGAATCTTCACCATTTTTCTTATGATACACCACTGCGGTCATAGAACGCTCTGCACCGTACCCTGAGTCTGAATGCCACTGATCTGTAGCAGTGAGGCTTCCCCAATGCTCAAAATGCATAGAACCTACTTCCCTGGCCGTATGGTGATGAATATGACCAAGGTGACAGTATCTATTCTTGGACTGACTCCACTCGTCATCTAGGTTTTTAATAACGGTCTGCAGTATCTGCTCGTGCTTCATGCGGTCGCCGTGATGAAAGACAAACAGGTTATTGTGCCACTGGTAGTGAATAAACTTTGAGTAGTTTGGCAGTACGTTAACCCGTACGTCCTGGCTATACAAAAGCTCAAGACAGCTAGATAGATGGCAAGCCATGTCAGAATCATGGTTACCCCTGACGTTTATTACTACTACTTCGCTATGCACCTCAAGCATCTTGTCTATAAGAACCTGAAAGAGCCTGCCAGCCAACTTAAAGGTCTTACCTATGCGCGTATCAACATCGACTGGCGTTCCTTTAGTGGTAGTATTTGCGCTGCTGTCGGCATGGAAAAAGTCGCCAACATTGAGCAATACACCAGTGTGAGCATCTCCAACCCTGTTGGCCAACCTGTCAGTAGCATCAATCAATATCTGAGTTGCTATTTTAACGTCCCAGTCATCGTCATCAATCTTGGTCTCGCTATCAGCCAGCATGCCAAAATGGTGGTCGCCAATCATATACATCGCTAGGTAATCTTCGTCTAGTGTTGCAGGTTGCGCAACAGGGCATTTAAACCCTGCCAGGTCATCAGTCATGCCTTCGATCAAAGCATCAATCTTTTGCTGCATATTCCGCTTTTGAGGCTCCTGGATAACCCACTGCAGGGCTATTGACCCGTCTTCCTTATAGGCGGTAGATACACGCTTAGCATCAAATCCTTCCATTGTCTCCCGGTTAACACTCTTATGTGGGGCAACAGCTTTGGATGCAGCAAATCTTTCAAGCCGCTGCATTACCTTATCAATAGTTCTGCGATTGACGCCTAAAGCATCTGCAGCCTTATTGTTGGACCCTAAAGCTATTACAGCCTTACATACTTCTGTCTGACGGTCTGTATTGGCAAATTCTAACAACACGCTTGCGTCTATCTTAGCCATCCTACTGCTCCTGAGCCGCTTTTAAGGCCGAATATTGATTGTTTGCCGGTAGGGTCAAATGTAAATTTTTATCGGCAGCGAAAGCATATACCTGATCCATAAAGAACACAAATTCACCAACGTCTAGTGTAGCTGTGCTTTTTACCTGATCCTTAATAATGGTTTTACCTACCTCGATGTCTTCAGTACCCAGAAACTTAAACTTCATCATCCACTTAACGCCTTCTGGGGTAGCATTAGGGATTGAATTACTCCACTCGCTTGACATTTCTCTACACCACTTGTGGAATAAATCATTTTGGTTAAGAGACCTAGTGCCTTTTAGGACCTTGATGTATGCAGGCTTGGAATAATCCCATTTGTTTAGCCGATCAACTAGGTGTCCTATTTTGGCGCCAATCTCTGTCACTGAATCAATTTGAATGCGATCGCCTTGTATCATAATTTTCTCCTTAGCCATTTATCACTTAACATATCTCCAGCAAGCAATACCGGCTGGTGCGCTGCCCGGACCGCTACCTTCTGGTCTTTTCTGGCCGTTAACCTGCACTTACCTACTGGGGCAACATGCCTCGGAGTGCAAATCATTTTACCTGCCAGCCTGCCTTTCATTGTTGACGCCGCAACTCTCTTGCCGATTTTGGCCGTTCCATCAGAATAAGCCTTGTAGGTGTATTTTTTGCCGCTTACAAATGCCGGGTGATCGCCTTGAAAAACAACCTCCCTTGGCTCGTTACTTTTCCCCATTGTTTATGCCCCTAATATCTTTTTTAAGCCATTGCCCGGATAACTTCATGCAGCTATCTTCAAGCCTGTCATATAAGCCTTCTCTCGGTTTGTTGCAACCACCGAAGGCGTCCTGGACAACATCTACTTGCTTATCATCAATATCAGTCCTGCCGCGCATTCTGGAGTACATGGTCTTCTTGCTGATATCAACAATCAGGGCCACCTCTCTCAAGCTGTACATGGCGCCAGTTATTAATCGGTCGTGAGTTCCGACAAATTTATACATAGCTGGCGCCTTACCTGCTCCCCGCTGCCGATCATTCATATCGAATTTCTCCATCATAGTAATAGCCGCGAGCATTTAATAAATACTGCTTAAACTGCATTAACTCTTGAGGGTCAACAATCCAAGTCACATCACCCAATTGCATTTCTAATGTTTTGTCCCTCAACCTATCTCCTCCGTGTTTTTTGTAGTTAGCAGGACTACCAGATGATCCGCCTTGCTCTTGAGAGCGACCTAACCAACTAACACAAAACTTCATGGCCCCAGAAGGCGTTTTCCTTTTTAATGGATTAGCCTCACACCAAACAGCCATCTTCTTTAGTTCCTGCTCAACATCTACGTTTTTGTAAGCGCCCTTCCACTCTTGAATAGCCTCTTCAGTGGGATGCCAATCTTTACCTGACCTTAACTTCATTGCTCAATACCATGATAGCTTTCTTTCCTGGACCTAAAGGCAAACAAATTATTATGCTCAGGGTGGTCTGCAGCAAACTTTCTTGCGTAGTGGCTAATCCAGCCGTCATCTATCTTAAACACCCCT